GGAAGAAGACCATGTCATATCTTATAAAATACCTAAAGTATATGCAATTAAACGTCCAACTTGGGAGATCAACCCAGTTAGAAAAATTGACGATTTTAAAACAGCATTCTATACAAACCCAACTGACGCTCTTTCAAGATTTGCATGCATGCCCCCCGATGCAGTGGATGCATTTTTTAAATCAAGAGAAAAAGTAGAAAAAGCTTTTAATGTAGGTGCAATTGCTGTAGATAATTTTGGAAGGCTTGAAGAATGGTTTTTGCCAGACCCAGATAAAAAATATTATATACATGTAGACTTAGCTCAAAAACATGATCATTGTGCTGTAACTATGGCACATATAAACAAATGGGTAAATGTCAAAGTCACAGACACCTACTCTCAGCCAGCTCCAATAGTAGAAGTAGATGCTGTAAGATACTGGACACCAACTAAAGATAAGTCGGTAGATTTTACAGAAGTAAAAGACTATATTCTTTCTCTTAAGACAAGAGGATTCAATATAGCAATATGTACATTTGACAGATGGAACTCTCATGATATGATGCAACAACTAAAACAATATGGCATCAACACAGAAATTCTATCTGTTGCTAAAAAACACTATGACGATATGGCAATGGTAGTTGCAGAAGAAAGATTAATCGGTCCACATATTCCTTTGCTTATAGACGAACTGTGCCAGCTTAGAATTATGAGAGATAAAGTAGACCACCCTAGAAAAGGATCAAAAGACTTGGCGGATGCTACATGCGGAGCAATATTTAATTCAATAAGTAGAACAAGATTTGACGGTAATCAAGAAATTAATATACATACATATGAATCAATGAACTATGACAATGACTTTGGGTCCAAAGATGACCCAGATACAACATCTTATAATATGATAAGGGCACCAAGAATGCCTCAAGATCTAAGAGAAGCAATGGACAGGATGCAAATAATATGAGCGAATATCAAGAAAAAGCAAAAGATTGTAAATGTTGCAGTAAGCATGTTCCACTGCCTACTGTTTTAAGAGAGTATAATGGAATTATAGTTTGCCCTACAACATTTGCTAACATATTAGAATATAAAAGAATTTGGGATTCCTATGGTTCAAGGCCAATGGGTTCTATAAGAAAACATTTTTCAGAATATGTTCAATCTATAGTTGAAAAAGAAAATTAAATAAATGAAAAAACCAATGACACTTCATGCGCCAATTTTTTATATGGAAACTAAATATAATCTTCCGCAAACAGGTCCACAGAATCAAGACATTGTAAATGAATATAAGGTAAATTCATTTGGCTTAAGGTCCCCAGAGCTAACAGATAATGCAGATATTCTTATTACTGGTTGCTCCTACTCATATGGAATAGGTGTTCCAGAAAATATGTCTTGGGGTGTTCAGGTTGCAAATCATTTTAATTTACCATATCACAACATATCAGTCCCAGGTAAAAGTATTATATTTTTAATTAATTCATTGTTTTCATATTTTAAAAAAATTGGTAATCCAAAAATACTTGTTTGTTTGTTTCCAGACCCCTTTAGAATGGAAATGTATTCTAATACAAAACATGTTGTGCCAAAAAAATTTGCAGAGTATAGTTCAGAAGCATTTAGAGAAGATATCATTAACTACGGCATCATTTTACCAAATACACATAACAATCATCAAAAATATTCAAAACTTCCACACATTGCAGAAGATATTTTTCCTGCTGAAAGTGCAATAAATCTTTCTTTTCAATATATAAAATTTCTTGAAATGTATTGCAAATCTACTGGAATTAAATTAGTTTGGTCTACTTGGGATGAATCAATAGAATATATGTTTCCAAAAATTAATCATGAATATGAAAATTATATTAATGTTAAACAAAACGATTGGCATTCAAGAAAAGAAGATAGCTGGTATGATAGATTTCACCAAATAAATAATGAAGATGATTGGGAACATAAAAATCCAGAATGTAAAGAATTTATAGATTGTCATTCTGATTTAAGAGATGTTTATGGAAAAAATTGGGATTTAGCATCCGATTTTAATGAATTGTATAAACATCATTGGGGAATACATCGGCATTTACATGTTGCTGAATGTTTTATTAAGGAGCTAAATAATGAAAAATAAAATATTGTTTATTAAATATAATTTATATAAAATAAAACAAAAATTTACTAAAAAAAATAAAGAAGATTCTAGAAGATATATTTATTAAAAGAATGGAAACACTATGAGCATAATTTTAGGAATAAATGAAACATCTCACGACGCCTCAGTATCTTTAATTAAAGATGGTAAAATATTGTTTGCTGGTCATGCTGAAAGATATAGCAAGAAAAAAAATGATTGGTATGTTAATGATAATTTAATTGAAAATGCATTGCAATATGGCAAGCCAGATCAAATAGCATACTATGAAAAACCTTTTTTAAAAGCCTCTAGATTAAAACTAAAAGGTGGATTAGGGGATTGGAAGCCAAAGTTTAATATAGATGGAGTGCCAAGAAAATCATTTAGTCACCATCGCTCTCACGCCTCAGCAGGATATTACACTAGCCATTTTAACGATGCAGCTATTGTTGTATTAGATGCAATAGGTGAATATAATACATCTACAATTTGGGTTGGTGAGGGTGAGTCAATAAAATTAAAATATAAACAAAACTACCCAGTAAGTTTTGGACTATTTTATTCAGCATTTACTCAACTAATAGGATTAATGCCAAACCAAGAAGAATATATAATGATGGGAATGGCAGCATACGGAGATTGGAAAAAATATTATAAAGAAATAGATTCATATTTTCCAAAATATTATAAACAGGCATACAACCTACATAAAGGTATTATAGACTGGAAATATGAAATAACAGAACAAGACAAATTTGATATTGCTGCTGCCGCACAAATGGTATACGAGCAAAGATTAATTGATTTTATGCATATGGCAAAAAATCTTACTGGTAAGAAAAATCTAGTTTTTATGGGTGGTTGTGCATTAAATAGCAAAGCAAATACACTTTTATGGAATATATTTAATGATATATGGATTATGCCAAATCCTGGAGATGCAGGAAGTTCATTGGGGGCAGCTGCTGCGCTGTACGGCAAACATGTTGAATGGAAAGGGCCATACCTTGGATATGATATGGGCGGAAAATATCCTTCTAATGAAATAGTAGATTCAATATTAAAGGATGGAATAGTTGCTGTTGCAAGCGGTAGAGCAGAGTATGGTCCAAGGGCATTAGGTAATAGAAGCATATTAGCTGATCCAAGAGATCCAAATATTAAAGATAAAGTTAATTTAATTAAACAGAGAGAATTATTTAGACCATTTGCACCAGTAGTACTTGAAGAACATGCATCAAAATGGTTTGACATGAATTTTACATCTCCATATATGCAATATACTGTTAAATGTTTAAAACCAGAACTAATCCCTTCAGTAGTGCATGAAGATGGAACTTCAAGAGTTCAGACAATTAATCGTGATCAACACCCAGGATTATATAGAGCAATAAATAAATTTTATTTAAAAACAGGTGTACCAATTTTATTAAATACAAGTTTAAATATTAAAGGACAGCCATTACTTAATGACGAACAAGATGCTATTGACTGGCAGGTACATTATGGATATAATATACTAACTGGTGCCAGTAGCTTAGTTGGTTAAAGCCCCGAACTCATAATTCGGTAATCGTAGGTTCAAGTCCTACTTGGCACACACCTCTGTAGCTCAGCGGAAGAGCAACAGACTTCTAATCTGTAGGTCGCTGGTTCAATCCCAGCCAGGGGTACGTTCCTATAGCTCAGCTGGTAGAGCAGCAGACTTTTAATCTGCGGGTCGATGGTTCGATACCATCTGGGGACACAAATTAAAATGCTATACTAATGTTAGATAAACTATAAACCTATTAGAAAGAAGATAATAAATAATGAAAAACAATTTTTTGAATTGGGAAAATCTTTTAATACAAGATATTGCTCTTGCTGGTTATGGAACATTAAATGAAGACATAATTCCCATTGAATATAACAAAAATTCTTTAGGATATAGAAGTCAACCTTTTGAAAATAAAGCAGATCTTTTGTTTTTAGGAGATTCTTATACAAGAGGTGATGGTTTACCAGAAGGACAAAGATATGTAGATATGTTATCAAAAAAATTAGGATATAGTTTTTCTTCTTTAGCAGTTGGCGGAGATTCAACGGCAGGACAAATAGCTAAATGTTTTTTTTATTTTAAAAAATATGGACATCCAAAAGCAATTGTTGCATTATTTCCAATGAATCGACTTTGCTACCCCTATGTAAAAGGAGAGATGCAAAATCCTGAAAAACAAATGAAGCAGGCTAAAATGTATAACTCACCAAATGTGACTGAAAACTATATCTTAACTGCAGATCTATACGACTATAATGTAGCAAAAATTTCACAAGCACCATATACCCCACAAGAAGTAATTTCAAATCAAATGGCTTTTTTTTATGACAGAATGATGCTAGATATGCTTGAACAATATTGTGCTACTAATAATATTGATTTTACTTGGAGCGTATGGCATCAATCTTATCAAGAAACTTTATTTGATCAAATTGAAAACAAATATCCTGGTTATCATAAAAATTATTGTTGGATAGATGCAAATTCTTGGTATAGACAAGGCACCCTTACCATGCCTTTGGGACAAAAAGAAATTAATTGTCATTTGGAATTAAGCAATGAGCTACTTTTTGATGTTGCTGCAGATAGAGTAAAAAATAATGGTAGAGGGGCACATAATGGCTTTCATTGGCATATGCATGCCGCTGAAGATTTGTATAATTTTATCATTAATAAAGATACAAAATAAAATTATGGTATACTAAGATTTATGGATACAATAGTCAATCAGTTAAAAACATGGCAAGCAAATTCTGTAGTATTTTATAGCACAACTCATGGGTTTCATTGGAATGTTGAAGGTCCTTTATTTACCCAGTACCACGCATTTTTTGAAGAAATATATACTGATGTTTATGCAACAATAGATACAATTGCGGAATGGTTAAGAAAATTTGATGTAAAAGCTCCGTATACTCTTCAAGATTTTACATTAAATAATAATTATGGCAATGTTGAGCTTGATTCAAATTCACCAATAGCGATGTCTAAACAACTCTTAGAAATGAATGATAAAATGATTTCTGATATAAA